ATTACTCCTAAGATTAATAGTTCTCTCATATTAAATTATTATTTTTAGAGTAACATTCTAATAAGGTATAAAAGAAATCCATAGGAACCATTGCTGGAGGCTATCTGGTATCTATTAAATAAGTATCTAGATAATCTCGCAATATATCAAAACTTATTCCATCAGGTAATTCAATTAACCTAATTTTATTATCCAAACAATATCGCCGTAAATAGTTATCACGTTTTTTCTAAGAATCAAATGCTAACTATCCTCCAAAATGTTTTATAGGAATATAATGTTGTTTACCATTATATTCAATAATTGTGTTTAAAGATCTTATATAAAAATCAACATATATTTTCCCCGAACTTCTAATATTTTCAGGAACATGTATAACGTACTACTACTGAAATAAAATATTTTTAGACTATAAATATTGTTCCACAAAATTTTCTCCATGGGACTGACTACATTTCTAACATCCACAACCTTTTAAATGATGTGCAGGAGTTTGCATAAATTCCCCATGTATAGGACATATTATGGATACTTTTGTTTGTCTATTAAAGTATTTTACTTTACTATAATCATACTTGTTTCCATGAACTTGCCGAGCTTTTTCTACAAAATCTTTAATAGATAATCTTCTATTTAAAGCTCTCTATTCAATGCTACATTTTGGACATATACCTCTTCTTATAAAATTATTTGGAAAAATTTCAAATAAACCATGCCTAGGACAACCTATTGTTAATTTTGCATTAGCTTCAGTATACTTTGTATTTGAATAATCGTAATTGTCCTATTGCACTTGTTTAGCTTTTTCTATAAAATCTTCTGTAGTCAATTTATAACTTATATGAGAAGCACATTTTGCACAACCATGTCCTTGCATTATTGATTCTGGAGTGGTGCTCCATACATAACCACATTTTAAGCACTTATATTTTACCTTAGACTTTGTATCTATATAAGTTCCTATCAACTTGATGTTATGTAGCTGAATATAATCTAAAAATTTATTTTTAGTTTTATCTAATTTAGCTAATTTACTGCAAGTTGGACAAGTACAGTTTATTTTTAAAGAATCTGCTCTTCTTTTAAACACATTTCCACATATTTTACATTGTATAGTCATAATGCATTTAGCTCCTGTGTACTCTGTCATACACTATAAATCAGGATTCTTAGAATGTATTAATTTTATATACTATTCAGATTTCATGCTTAATTAATTTATAAAAATATTCTTTAGGTATAAGTACAAACTCTGGACATTTAGTTCCTACTTCAGGTTTTTGCTTTTTCCAAAATATTGCTAGAGGACGGTCTTTATAATTACATTCCTCTGAGATTTTTTCAATATTTGGAGTATTAGCAGTAGCTTTACATTGAATGTAACAACTTAAATGATCTTCAGTTTCTGCAATATCTATTTTTGCATTATCTAAGTTACGGGATTCTGATCTAGAGCTTTTTAATCCCTTAAAACCTAAATCTGTAAGCTCGTGTATTATATCTAATTCATATTTTTGTCCTTTTCTACGACTCTTTTTAGCTTGATAACTCTTCTTAGTATGACTATCTATCCATTCATATAAAGTGCCATCAGCCATTTTTCCAGATTTATTACATCTAATTTTAAGAGCTGCTTGACTTATCTTAGTTTTTTCAGAACATTCTTCTATAGATGAATAATCGTGCACATTGCCGTTCTTATATGTTATTCTAATAGCAGTATTCAGATTCTAATTACTTTTTGACATAGTTACTTAATTTTTTTATATAATACTTTATAAATTTTAAAGTATTCTGTCGACCATATTTTTTATAAAAATCACTTATATCTTTTACTTTGAATTTATGAGGTATAAAGAAATAAAGTAATTCTGGATGATTTCTTCTTATCTTAGCCATATTAAACATTCCAGGTCTATCATTATCATAAAAAGTTACTATATAAGTAAATCTTTCTTTTAAATCACTTAACATATTTTCAGATAACCATTGTGTCTCACTATTTGGGGCACAGGCTGTTACACCTAAACCTTTTAAACACATAGTATCCTTCATACTTTTAGTTATGACTAATAAATTACCTTTTTTAGGCAACTGATTATAACCTTGAACCTTTTTAGAGGGCCAATTTGTTAGAAATCTATATTCCTTACGTTTAGGATAATAAATTCTCCACAATTCTTTACCTTTCATTGTTCCACCATAATACCCGAAGATAAAGTTATCTTTGGTCTTTATAGTTTGAATATTACCATTTAAAAATACAGTACGACAAGAATATACTTTATATTTATTTAGTAATTCTAAAGAAACTCCTTGCTTACCCCACCATTTCAATTCATCTTCTGAGAAATCTTTTATTTCTACTCGTATATCTGCTGGCTCATTTGTTTTAACGAACGAAGTACTTGATTGTATTACAGAATGATAATTATTTTGTCCTTTTAATAAGCCAAAATCTTTAGCTATAATGTCTAATGCTTGATGGTATTTACAAGCATATTTAGTCATAACTACAGATATAAAGTTTCCATAAAAACTTCCATTAAAATCGTGAAATATAAGTTCTCCTTTAGAGTTACGAAAAAAGGAAGCCGTAGGATTTTTATCTTTACGTAAAGGATTACAAATTAATTTTTTTGAAACTTTTACGCCAAGATAATATTCCATATAGGCTTCCTCTGTGTTATATTTAAGTAAGTAGTCCTTAGTAATGTCTGGTTTATAAGAAAAATCTAATTCCATAAAAACTACTTACTTTGTAATTACTACATACCTGCCAGCATAGCGTCGAAGTCTTCATCCTGAGCCTCCTTGCCTTCAGTAGAGTCGATATATTTAGCCTCTTCTGAATCAGCTGCTGGTACAGGAGTAGTAGGCTTACGCTTCTCCATATCCTCTTTCTGCTTAATCTCATAACTAGAGAATGACAATTTATCTTCCTCTAAACTAGCAAAATTATCACGGATATAGAACTGTCCGTCACTATTAATAGCTCCAATATCAGGAATCTTAGCAAATACATTACCAGTTTCCTTCATAACTCCCTTTTCGTCCTTTTTCTTTTCCTTACGACCACTAAGCTTCAAGTAGAAATCTTTTTTCATACAATACTTAGTCAATACTGCCTGGAAAAGCTGCATGAATTGGTCAGTACTCTTACAAGTAGGAGCTTTAGTTACAAACAATTCTTTAGCCTTATCACCTCCTACTACTGTTATAATATGAAGCATAAAACCCTTAAGCTGTTCAAATGCTGAAGGAAGTACATATGGAAATTCTACACCCTTAGAATCCTTTCTCTTACCCTCATATCTTTTAGCAGAATTTTCATTAGGATAAAATAATGACTCTTGATAAGTTCCTTGTTCTCCTTCAAAATGAAGTACAAGAGATTTCCAAGTTGTAGTAGGGTCTTGCTTACCTTGACCTTCCTTAACTTCTATACTTTTTAACTGAACAAGATAAATTCCATAAGGACGAAGACCTTTCTTACTTGTAGGATTAATATCACCAAGACCACCAAAATTCAAATTCATATTGCTATATTATTAAAGATTATCGAAATTAAAATCATTATCTGAGATTTCTGTATCATCTGCGTTGCCGTCAATAAGACTAGCCATTTCATCATCTAATTCATCTTCTGATGCAATATCCTCTGCTTCAGGAACTACATCTTCCTTAATCTCAGGCTCTCGATTACCTGTTAATATAAACAATCCATCAATTTTAGGATGTGGAGTGAAAGTAAACTCATTACCATGCTCAGCAAGGTTCTGATTATTCTTTCCTCTATATGAAACTGCATTCTTCTGAGTTAATTTATTACCTGACTGCGTACCAAATGTTTCAGCAGCCCCGATAACTAAGCATTCCTTTTTATTAAGTTTCTGCTGTTTAATGTCTACCTTATCTCCTGGTTCTACACCAAGAGCCTCAACAGCAGCCTTATTAAGAATATATTTATTCTCCTCAAGAATTAATAGTGGATTAGGATTTGTATCATCTACTTCTGAGTCTTTCTTTTTAGAAGAAGATTTACGAGTAGACGGCTTCTTTACAGAATCATCCTTCAATTCACGTGTATCAGTAAAAATTTCTCCAGTTTCTTCATTAAGCCATTCAGACTTAATTGTCATTTTAATTAGCTTCATTTAAAATATTGTCATCATTATTGGTTTCATTATTGTCATCTGCGATTTCTTCTTCTTCACCATATTCAAAGTTATGGATAGTATCTAAAACCTTCTGCATATTAGGTTCAATCAGTTTATCTTTAAAACATCCGTCAACACTACGACAAGTATCGTTACCGTTGGTTTTAGTTCTAAAGAAATAACTAATATTGCCATCGTCATCAACCTGGCGTTCAGTATATAAAATATAAGAAAATAACCCATCAATATTTACGGTTCTATCCAACATTTTACCACTAGAATATAACTGCCAATGTTCATCGAGGTCAGTACCAGCATTAATAATATGACTAATGAATACTACATTAAGATCTTCACGTGATTCACTAGCTTTCATGATTAAATCATAGTAATTTTTAGCAAATATAACGTGTTTATCCCAACCTTTTTCAAGGGCAGAATCCATTATATTATTTGAAAGACAATAGTTAGCATCATCTACAACTACTGTCTTAATATCAGGACGTAATTTATCAATAATTTTCAACCACTTACCAATAGTAGTGTAATCATTAGATACAAGCCAATTTCCAACTGGCTTCTTATTTACAACTTCAGCTTTCTTGTATTTACGTCTAAATCCAGGAATTTGAAGTTGCTTGTTAGTACAACTAATAATAAATGTTGTTTTATAATCTAAATAACGTAAAGAAGTGCTTTTTCCGGTACCACTTAAACCTGCTAAGCCAATAATCATAAACTATAGTCTAATTTACTTTTCACTTTTTCATTTTTATCTTCATTCTCTATTATATTATCTGTTGAACTGTTATTTGTAGCTCGATATCTAGAATAATCAAAGATTTCTTCTGGCTTAGGCATTTCCATCCACTTATTTACTGCTCCGTCAAAGAAACAGCAATCAGCTACTTGATTTTCTCCATATCTTGACTTTAGTACAAGAATACTTCGAAATCTATAACCCATTTCTTTAACTTGATAACCTCTATAAGTTGTTCTTTTATCAACTTGAGGATTATATACAGCTAAAATAATCTCAGAATTCTCTGAAACAGTGGATGTTTCCTTAATATCCTCAACCATGGGCTCCATGAAAGCTTCATTCTTTTTTCTTTCCATGTTAGCCACTGCTCTATTGGATTGCATAACAATAATTGGAGATAATCCTGTTTTATTTCTAATGATAACTAATTTATTAGTATAATCATCAATTTCTCCTTTTCTGTTTCTTCCATTAGATGGCTGAATCAATCCAACATGATCAGTTACTGAAAGTATTACTTTTTCAGGATCTTTCGGAATATATTTATTCTCTGTAAATTCTCCTTCTTTTTTAAGCTCTTCCATTGTAACTTTTATGAGCTTATCAGAATTAAAAGAGCCTTCGTATATAGTTAGTACTTTATATACTTTTTCTAACCAATCATATCCTAGTTGTACATATTCATATAAATCATCAGGTAAAATATAATCTTTACCTATAGATAATATTTGTTTAGCAGTTACAACAATATGATAGGTATCATATAAATAGGTACTTAATAATTTAGCTATAATAAAGTCTTCTTTCATCTCAAGAGCAAAGAAAATAATTTTTAATTTATTATCTTCTAAATGCTCTTTTAAAGGAGCATATATATAAGAATATAATACACATGAACTTTTACCTTGTCCTGAACTCGCAAATAAAAGAGTCATGGTACTTTTAGTAATACCTCCTATTAATTCTTCCAATTTAGGAAGACCCATACTAAATCCTTGATTAAATCCTTGTCTACCAAGCTCTATTGAACGTTTAAAACTTTCTAAACTCACAGAGTGGTGATTGAATTATAATTCATACCTGAATCTCCATTCTTTAAAGCTTCAAGATCTTCCCATTTTTCATCTACAATAAATGTAGCTAAGCTGTAATTAATAATACCATTATCAGTATTAGCTTCCCAATCTAGTAAATCAATAATCTTTTTATGAAGTTCTTCATTCCAATGAATTTTCTTTCCATAAGTTCTATAAGCATCTTCAAGACTATTAAACTTTTTAGAAACACCTAGCATACTAGTTAAGCATCCATTAATGTTTCTAAATCTAGGATAATGTTCTCTAAGTTCTTTTCCCATTTCAAAGGAACTCTTAGCTAAACATTTTAGGAAGTTTTTATTAAATGGTATCTCTTCAGGAACTAATTTCATTCCTGGAATAATTTTATAACTTTTAAGGATAAGACCTTTATCTTGTAAAGATTTAAGTACATCTATAAAACTTCCTACATATTTTTTATCAATAGCTAAATACCTACGAAGATAATCTTCTGAATAATCTTCTATATAAGCATTTATAGCTTTAACAACAAATAATTCAGTAGGAGTAATATTATATTTTTCTAAAATTGTTATTTCTTCATCAATGTTTAAATCAAACATACAGTAATTCGGATAATTAAAAATCTTTCATACTGTAATTAAGTTAATCTCTTTTCAGAGCGATATTAATACATAGATTCAGAATCTAAAATCAAATTTAGGAACTATCTTTTCACCTGGAGTAAAGTCTTTACCTTGTAATACTTTATCCAATTCTGATTCGTCTATAGTTATAAAAGAATCTCCTTTATGAGAATCATAAAACCACTTAGTTTCTTGAGTCCTATTTAATACTATATTGAATATTTCTGCTGTCTTACCTTGTTCAAAACGAATTGATCTACCTCTTCGTTGGCAAGCTCTAGTAGTCGAACTATCTAATCCAAATATAATAGCTACAGAAAGACCTTTTACATCAAGTCCTTCGTCAGCTTTTTTTACTGTAGATAATAAAGTTATCTTTCCAGAATTAAAATCTTCAATAGCTGTAGCACTTCTTTTTTTAGAAGTTCTACTAGAATATACAGTAGCATTAGGAATTTTTTCTGCCATTTTAATATTATTGGCAAAAGTTATTATTTTTTTATCCTTCCTAGCTTCTATAATTTTCTTCACTATTTCAATTTTCTTTGGATGATTATTTATGAAAGCTTTTTTCTCATGCATAGTAGCCCAAAATCTAATAGCATGATAATTTATACTTTGTAATACTTCAGATTTCTTGTTAGGGTCACTACACATAGAATCTCTTAGGAGCAGTTTATTTCGCCAACCCATAGGACCAGTTAATTTATTAACTAACTCCCAAGAGAACCCGAAAAATTCAAAATGAGAAATGAATTCTTTATTTATTTTTTCATATTCTTCTAAATCATCAACATTTACTAAGACTAGATATTCTTTATATGGGCTAACCCAACCATTTGCAAGACAAGTATTAATATCAATAGTATCAATTACTGGACAATATTGTGCTAATATTTTATCTCTACCATCAAGACGCTCAAAAGTAGCTGTAAGACCTAAGATAAATTGGTATTTTACTACTTCAAATAATCTTACAAAAGTCTCAGCTGCATATCTATGCGCTTCATCTAATACTAAAAGATCATATTTGGCAGGATGTTTTATTACAGTATTTATTATTTGTACATCGCAATTTAATCCTAACCCATTAGAGTCTATATGACCATACCATTGTTTTTGTAAAGTTTCTGTTGGTACAATTATTAGTACTCGATATTGTGGAAAGTGTTTTAGCACTGTTTTAATACAATTTAGTCCTACTCTCGTCTTACCAAAGCCAGTGGATGCGACTATTGTCCCCACACAACGATTTTTTATCCATTTTCTACGACACTCTTCTTGTCGCTCATCTCTAGTGATTTTATGAAATAATTCTCCCTCAATCAGAGAGTTTGTAGCCATTATATTTAGCTACTGCTTTAATTTGTTTAATACGCTTCTCCCATTCTGAAGCTTGCCATCTAACCTTATTTTCAAGATGCAGTAAAACTTTATCTCTTAAGGTTTCTAATTGTACTTTAGTCAGATCATTATAACGCTTATCATATTTATCCTTACGGAATGTAAGCATTGCACTAAATTCCTTTAGAGTCAAGCCTTTTCTATCATCAATTTTTAGAACAAGACCTTTTCTATCTTCAGGATTCTTAGGGTCTCTTAGTTTAATATTTAGAAGTTCAGCAACTTGCTTAATTCTATCTACTAAACGACCATTCTCGTCTTTCTTGTTTAATTCCAATAACTCAGAACGTGTAAACCACAATCCAAGCTCAGTAATAAATGTAAGAGTAATGTGTTTACGAATACATTTACCTAAAGCAGACAAACAAGCTTCTCTAACGGTATATAAAGGCAATGAAGCAAACATAGTAAATGAATCTTCATCACTATCCATAATATCATTAAGAGTCCACTCTTTAAAAAGAGTTTCTGCAATAGCACTAACATTTGTTTCGCCTTCGCCACTTTCTGTATTCTCTTTAGCAAACTGTTCTGCTTGAGCAGTAATTTGTTGATTGAGCATATTAAAGAAACTAGTTCTTACAATACCTTGTCTAGTACTACCTTCACCTGGATACAATAACCAAATCAAAAACAATTCAGCATTACAGCGAGTTCTTTGGTCTTCAATCTGTTCCAACAAAACTCGTCGTCCAGGATTTTCATAGTTGTCACTATAAAGCATTGATTCACAATGTTTATATGCGTTACGTAACTCTTCTTCAGTCATATCCACCATCTTCATAGAAGATTGGATACGTTCACCATTTACAATTTTTCTGGAACCTTTCCAGAGAAATGTTTCTACATCATTATTCTTAGCTTCAAAAGCTTGATTGAGTTTATCACCTAAAACTGTTGTCATAAATCTTAAAGATTATTTATTGTATTATTATATCATCTACGTTTTTAGGTCTTTGAGGGACAAACTTAATAAACCAGACATTATTATATCTGTATTTCTGTTGTGTGTCTCCATCGTACCATTCATCTATTCCTGCTATTACAGGCTTCACTTCGAGATAACCAATATCCCCATAATTTATAGTAGCAGCGTTCCAATTAGGAGGCTGAGTACACATAAGGTATTTAGTTTTTTCTCTAAGCTTATCCTCATTATCTAACAATTCGAATACATATATTACATAGCCTAAGCTATCATTAAATTTCTCAAGTAATTTACTATAAACAACCATTAATTGATAAATAAATTTCCGCAATAATATGGTAATCCTTTTTCAAGGCGTAAATATTATTTATCAATTTTTAGTAATTTTAGTTATCTAGGATTATAATTTCTGCATCCATACTTAGCAAAATTACATTTAAGCATGTCCATATTTACTAAGCATTTATATCTTTTACAATTCTTACAATCTCTATCTGGAAATTTAAATTTCTTGCCATCAGTATCCTTTATGTAGGTATCTAATGTATTAGAGCACATATTATAGATAATATACTTATACCTCCAAATAAATAATTCAATTTTGATAATTTTTTATTTTGTATATACAATTCTTTATTTTTATCAGATTGAATCTTTATTTGATAGTCTTTATATGTTAGCGTACTATCCAGTGTATTTACTAAAGATTTATAGTTATTTATTTGAATTTTTTGTAGACTATCATTTACTAGTAAATATTTATGCTCATTAAAAATAAGATTAGTTATTTTTAATTGATACGGTGTCAATAAGAAGTTTTCTCCCGACTTCTCGAATGTAGTTTGTGAAAAACTGCATGTCGCTATCAGGAGACTGCCTAATAATATTGTCCTTTTCTTTAACATAGATAGTTTTATTATAGTAGATAGCAGTATCACACTTATTGATATTAACTTTAATAGAATCTTTCTTACTATTTAATGAGTCTATTTTTCTTTCTAACGTATCTGTAGGCATTATAGTAGTAGGTTTAAATCCTCTATATAAAAAGATAGTAGCCCCTATTATAGTAATTAAAACTAATATTAAAATTATTCTATCTAAAAGTTTCATTAATCTGCTACTACTTTATTATATAAAGCTGTTTTTTGGGCTAAAGCTTTAGCTTTTTCATATTTCTCTTTAGCTTTAGCATATGCCACACTATACTGCTCAGGATATTGTTTTACGTGATTAACTTCATTATCGAGTATATACTTTACAGTATCAATATTTAGAAGTCCTGCTCTGCCCATTAATACATTAGTATTTTTTATATTAACACTCTTACCATAAGCAATTTTCTTACCAAGTTCATTGTTGTGCTTATCTACCGGATTACAAAAAGATACTCCAAAACTAAGAGTTCTAGTAAGGATTTTAGATATAGTGCTCTCTTTAAGAACTACACACACTACAAAGTAATGATCTTTACCTTCAAAGTCTACAAAACTACCTTCTCTGTAATCTACGAATTTCTGCTTAGCGTTTGTCATAATTTTTTAAATTTAGAATTATTAATAATATAATCTAGAGGAGCTGATACTAAATCAATGGATTTTATAATTCTATACCCAATCTTTTTAGTAACTTGTACTCTCTCTTTAAGAGGTTTACTCGAAGATATAAACTTACTACCTAGCAATTCCTTCCTATCTTTATAATGAGCATATGCTGTAAGTTCATAGACGAACATCTTAGAAACTGTAATGTCTCTATGATGCTCGTCTCTCCAAGTAGTTATAGGAATGGATTTAATCATTCCTCCATCAAAGTAGTATTGTTAGGGGTTTCCCCTACAATATCGTATAATCTATGAAGTTCTTTTGTATAGGAATCTAAATATTGTTGCATAGTTAAAGCCTTTTCAGGATTAGCTTTAGCTACTCTATATCTAGCAATTGATGCCATAGCTCCAGATAAGGTTAATCCATATCCTACTAAGGTAAGTTCCTCTCTAGACTCTCTAGTTTTAGATTTAGCGTTAATGGTCTTTATAATATATAAATCCCAATGAGGACAACTTTCATCACTTGTTGAAGATTTTAATTCAAAATCAGATTCTTTGATTATCATAGATTACTTTGATCCAATACCACCAGGTCTTGTTGTTGCATTCTTTACTGATTGAGGGAGCTTATCCCACCATACCTGCTTCTGACGAAGTCTTTCAAGCTTTGCTTTATACTTCATTTTAACTAGAATTGAAAATTAAAAGAAAATTAATCATCTGTGTAATATTAAAATTATCTAAGTAAAATACCATAATTTAGTCATAGACACATCTAGAATAGCCTACAAACTTCTAAATATAAAATCATGAATAATTTATCACTCTAGAAATGAAAATGTCTTAGAGAGACTCTGAGACATTACCCTCAAAGTGCTCGTCAGCATACTTACGGGCAGCCTTGATATCATCGAAATATCTACTTGGTTTTAATCTGTCACTACGTTTTACCGCAATTTTACCACCAGTAGTACGATAAATAGTAATAGTGTCTACTGTTACTTTTACAATTTCTTTAGCCATAATTAATTATTTTTAAAAATTTTACTTAAAGTTCCTTTATAAGTAGGCTTAGCATAATATATTGCTAATAATGTATTTATAATTGGACATATTAATATTAATATTGATACTATATTAAAAGAAACATTAATTTCAGCCCATTTATCTATAATAGCAAATACAGATCCAACATAAATAGCTATACCAGCAAAAACAATTATTATTGATAGAACTGAGTACATTATTCTAATAATTCTAAACTAGCATTACTAGCTAATTCATCAGCTAGATTATTACCAAAACAATCTTGATGTCCTCTAACGTGAGTAAATTTAATATTTTTTACTAAAGATTTAACTCTCTCATATTCTTTATCTAAAATATTCCAGAGTTCTACATTCTTCTTTTTCTTCCAACCTTTAGTAAGACATCCTAATACATATTGACTATCACTTATAAATTCTACCTCTTCCATTGAAGTTTTAATGGACTTAAAAGCACATAACATTGCAATTAGTTCCATTTTATTATTAGTAGTATGTTTAAAGCCTTTAGAGTATTTTTTAAATACTTTATCATCTTTCATCCATACTATTCCAATACCTCCTTGGTCAATAGAAGATTTATAAGCACCATCAGTATAAATCTGTAACATAATTACAAAGATATGTAATCTGCATATTCAAATACTATTCCATTCTTTTCAGGATCAAAATACGTTGTAGACATACAAAAAGTATCAAAATTATGAGCTTTTCTATAACTATTCAATAAATCTCTAACATATTCTGTAGTATCATTTATTGTAGAAATATAGCAATGTCCTTCACCTTTAATAACAATTCGTACATCTGAAGCATCATCTAAATCTCCAGTATTAGAACTAATTTCCCAAGTTCTATTATCTGTAAATAATGCTTCTAACTCTAAATTGATATCATGAACTAAGTCGGAATTTAATTCATCTTTATTTATAATGATCATTTTTATTCCAAAGTATTAAATAACAACGTTCTCCTTCAAAATTTGAATACCATAATATACATTGATTATCTGTAATATCTAATCTTGGATCAATTATAATTATTACCAAAACAATAGTTATAATAAGTCCTAAAATATACATTAGATAACTTTAATCATTGTAACATTCTCAGGAAGATTATCCCAATCTTTGTAAGAATTAGTAAACCAAACTTTATTAAAATTATTGGATAGATTTTCTATACCTTTAGGATTTACCATATGAGTAACAGCAATATTTAAACGTTCTTTAGGAATACCTAAAGCATTAAATGCTTTAGCAATGCCACAGAAAGTTCCTCCACCATCACATAAATCATCAAGAATTAACAGAGGTTTATCACTAATTACTTCAGGATTATCTATCTTAATTTCTAAAATCTTTCCTGTAGTTAAGTCTCGGACTTTACTACAAGTAAGTGCAGTTTTATTATATTGGAAATCATATCTTTCTTTAGCTCCTGCGTCTGGAAGGATCATTTGAAAATCATTCCATACAGTATTTGAAGGACTATTTTCTACATATAATTCAGTAAATTTTCCACCAAATCTAAAATCATAATAAACATCAGAATGAGGTTCTAAGATCCCAATAACGTCTGCATTACAATTTTTTAACGAATTTAAGACTATTTTTAAAGTAAAAGGTCTATTAAAATCCATCACTCTATCCATTCTCATACCCATTAAGTAATAGATATTTAACTTATATAGAACTTCATGTCTATCAAGAATATCTAAAACTTGCATAAGTATAAATAAGTCTTCAGCATTAGTAATTCTACATTCTACTAATACTTGTTCCTTATGACTAAATTCTTCTAATGAAATTTGAACTTCCCCATCAGGGAATCTAGAGATAGAATATTTAATATCACTATTTTCTAGATGTACTAAATTTAATTTTTGCATAATTTATAAATATAAAGAGTTATTGTTGAATCATTAGTAAAAAGTTCTTGGAGCATAGGATAAACTACTCCATCCCAATCTCCTCCTGCTAATCCGCATCCTAATTTATAAGGAATGCCTATCTCTGTAATCTCATTATTTTTACAAAAATCTTTTAAATCTAATAAAGCCTTTTTAAGAGCATCATAATCAGTATGTCTATTTTCATAAGGAGCTACTGATTCAGTAAAAGAGTATTCTCCAAATAAATTAGCTATGAGATTAATAGGTTTATCTCCTGTTATACATATTTGACATTTTCCTAATAATTCTTTAGAATATTTAAGAAGTTTACAAAAATTAGCATATTGTGTATATACCAAATTCCATTTATTTTTAATAGATCTAGCTATACCTGCTCCCATTACTCCTAAACAATTAGTTTGATGAGCTATAAGAGGTAAATTTGATTGGAGTAAATCTCCATTAACAGTTTTTATCATACTAATGTTGAATTTACACGTTCACGAATTTCAGAGAGAGAATATTCTACTACTAATTCTCCATTTACAAAGACTGTTTCAAGACAACCTTCTAGTTCTGCATCCTTAGTCTGCTGGTCATAAGCAACATACTTACCATTCTCTTCTTCGACTCTGATAAGACCTTTAAGAGAGTTCTTTGTCCCATCATCAGTCTTTGGATGCTTATAAATTTCTATAAGTATACCATTGATTATACAAGCAGTTGCTTTAACTGCGAATCCCAAAGAATCACGAGACTTAAACTGATAAGTATAAGAACCAATACCAAGAACAAGATTGCAAGCTGCCATATGGGCATTCTCTAATCGAGCATAGATATCACGTTGACGCTCCAAAGTGATAGAATCTCCATAGAGTAATCCAATCTTAGTACTTGGATAACGATAATCGTTTACAGTAGTATTCCATCCAAAGATTTTACCCAGCATATAATATGCTCCATAGTACTGACCCTCAGACACTTCTACATAATGATTTTTATCATCATCCATAAATGGATCAAAATCACAATAGTACTTACCCTCTTTCATAGCAGTATGATAATGAGGATTTGTACGAAGACCACAGATAATATCTACTGGATCACCACTATCAGGACGAATTACTACTCGACCATCACGTTTCATAATATCTGCCTTGAGTTTAGGTAAGAATTTTTCAACTACCTGCCAGAAATCCCAAGTATCAGATACTATTGAGATAATACCTGTTGGATATAAGTCATTAATAAGACGACGAAATGTTTCAATCTCATCATCCTCACCTCCTGCGCACATTACGCTGTGCTCAGTTGCTGGAACAGTTGCAGCTACAAGTTCTTTAGTAACATCTGCATTGTAATAATGCTCTACTGCTTCAATAGCAGGGATTGTTTCACTACCACAAAATGAAGTCATGTGAGCCATACCTGAAATAATAGCAGCATCAAGTCCTGCCATAAGTCTCTTCTTATAAAGACGAGCACTTGTTGCAGAAGTACAAGGAAGCCATAAAGTACAACTAATTAAAGTTTCCAAATAATTAGTCAACCAGAAGAAATCAGGAAGAGTATTCTTAATAGTCATCATAGGTACTCTTATAGGACAGATAGAACCTTTAGGAAGAGCTTTAATTTCAATAGGAAGATATCCTAAATCATAAAGTTCTTCAATATGCTTTGTTCCAACCTGATTAAGATCTACAAAGTTACCTACACGATAAGCAAATTGTTTAATAGCTTCTTCCTTAGGAAGAGCAAACCATTTGTTAAATTCCTCAATCAAATACTTCTTAACAAAGTACTGAATACCAAATACTACAGAGCCTTCTGTAGCTTCTGGGAAGTAACGATTACTTCTAGGAGTCCAGTTACTATAAACCATTTGTGTACCCTCTGGGTACATACGATGATGACAAAGCTTGTAGCCATCAGTTGCATTAATAATTTCCATTAATTGATTCTTTTAATGTTAAACCTGTATTATATTTATAAAATACTTCTGTTATATAAGTCTTAGTTTCTTGGTGAATTTTCATATGAGAACGTTGTTTAATCCACCATATATATTCTTTTCTAGGATTAGCTCCATAGGTCTTAGCTGCTGCTAAATAGTCACATATAAGCTCTAGAACATATTTTTTAGGCATTTTAGCTGGAACTCCACCATCATCTAAAGAATGTATCCAATATTCATAGTGATGAGGATTTCGTCCTCTATGATGGAGAAATGTTTGGCTATATCCTAATATTTTACATTCATTTGCTAAAGAACTTATGTTATCGTCCCAATACTTAATAGCCCCTGAAAATTCTGTGAAACTAAATTTAGATAAATCATGAGTAATACCTTGCCAATATAGTCCTATTTGAAAGCAATATTTAGCAACATAATACTTATGAGTTAAAATTCTCTTTATTAATTTTAACCAAACTAAGTTCATAATTCTGATAATTTATTTATATAAATATCCGAATATTTCTTTCCAAGTTTCTGCATTATATTATAGAAACTTCTTCTAAAACTATTATCTTTCATACATAATATCTTTATATTAGAAATTAAATCTTCTGGTATACGTGCTTCAGAATATTCTTTAGACACTATTTTAGAAGAGTTAATTAATTCTACTAATAAAGATACTTGACTAGCTTTTTGATAATTCATAAGTAAGAATCTTTAATTGCTGTATAATATCCTAAGATAAAAAAGTCTTTACATTTTTCTAACTCTTTATTAGACATTAATAGATATATAGGAGATTCTGCAATTAATGATTTCCAAGCTTTATCTGCTTTTATCTCAAAAATATCTGTATTCATAGTCCTTCTTTTTCTAAAGAATTCCAATAGTCTGCTTCTAGATCATTCCAATAATCATCTAGGTCACTTATGATATCTGTTATATCTTCCATCAGTCATACAATATAAAATTAACCATATAATACATAATATAATTATAAGTCCTATTCCTATTAAGAGTGGACTAAAAACAATCCACCACGAAATATCTGAATGTAAGAGAACTTTAGCTATCAATAAAATCAGGAAAGATCCTGGAATAAGTGAAGTTCCACATCCAAAATCAATTTTTACTTTTTCATTTGACATTGTCTAATAGAGATTTTATATAATCAATAGATTCCTTCACAGATAGGCAGCTTCCGCCTTTTAACATAACATAAGAGCTTTCACCAACTTCTTCTACTAAGGAAATATCATCTACGGCTATTAAATATCTTCTATTAATATTGTCATTGTCTAATGTTAAATCAATAAACACGCTTAATCATATTAATAATTTTCTACTAATAATCATCTGCGTTATTATAAGTAAGATAATATAATACTATAAAGATTTAATCCTAGTACAGATTGTTTCTACAGCATTATTAAACTCTTGCTTATTACTATCTAAAATAGTTTCTCTTAAAAAATCTAAATATGAAGTACTACGACTAGTAATAGAAGGTAATTTAAGATTTACTACAATACATTTACTACCATCTATTCTAATTCGTAGTGCTCCACACTTTTTATACTTAACCATTTAAATTAATAAATATTAGTAATGCTAATACAAAAATAGGGACTAATAAGATTAACTTACTAGTCCCTTTCTTTTTACCATCAAAGGATTCTACAGTTTCTTTTAATGTCATCTGTTCATCATATAATTAAAAAATTCATTTATTGGAAGAGTTCTTAATAATTTTAAAGTATCACTCGCATAGAAGTATCCATCAGTGTAATAGTAACTTCCTTCAGGAATTATGAATAATCCTATAGTATTAATAGGTTCTTTAATATCAAAACAATTATATGAACTTCCATAACATTCATATTCTCCAGCATAAGAACTTAATATATTTATATTATACCCAAAAGAATGAAGTCCTTTAGATATAGATATACCATTTCCACTTTCATTTAACTCTGATTCATAAGTTTTTCCTATATCATATCTATAATTAAATACTGGTGAATAATAGCCGTGCCCATCATAATTTACTAGAGCTTTCCATACATATATATTAGAAGTAGCTATGCGTTCTACTTTATTTCGTAAATATAAACACATTATTTAAGAATTTTAACTTTTACATGTTCTATACTAATTCGTTTAGAATTCTTTGGGTGTATTAATATATCAATACGATGATTATGCCTTTTATTCATAACATCTTTGACTTCATATACTCCAAATCCCTCTATAAATACTTTTTTGGGCTTATTCTTTGGAAATAAATAGAGTAAATCACGAGAAATTGCACACCACTTAATACTACCTCTTTTTAAATGATGTAAATTAATTTTAGAACCATCAGCTGTAACTAATGGTTCTTTATTACACTGACTCTTTACTGGCTGATAACAAGTAAGAGTTACATGAGTTATAGTTTGAGCAATACTTTTAGTACATAAAAAACATAATAATACTAATATAAATTTAAATCTT